GCAAAATCCATCAAACACATCACACTAAATAGAGGAGCAGCACACGCTCCTCTTTTTTAATGTCTGAGCATATTCGTAATCTAGTTGCTCGTTGTTACAACGTGACTGGTCCTATCGGTCTAGAGCCTAACGCTCTCGATGGGCAGAATCCTGCGAGTGAATTTTCCCCTGCATCTGCATCCTCGTCTGGTCCTGTGCAGTCACAGACACCTGCAGAAGTCATTCAAAATTTGGTTGGTAGATGTTATGGTCCCACTGCGGTGCCAAACCAACCTAACCCTCTGGACTCTCTCAATATTCCAGAGCGTCCTGAAGCTCCATCGGCACCTGAAGTGCCTACACCTAATCAGGTTATTCAAAATCTGGTTGGTCGATGCTACCCTGATTTACCACCACCACAACCACCACGTCCACCTGACGATCTACCTGACCTACCTACTATCGTTACTATTGATCCAATCATTTGTTTCATACAGGATCAATTAGGTCTTGAGTTGCCTGGCATTAACTGCGGCAATGACATTGTGATCAAGTGGCCCACGCCTGATGAGCCTGATGGTCCTTGGATCTCTACTGGTGATGATGACTGTAAGCGTGTTGTTGAGTTAAGAATTCGTGGCAAACTAAAAGATCTTGGTAATGGATTCTGGAAAGTAATTGGTAGTGACCCTGAAGAAATTTTATATTGCGACACTGAAAGAGGTGGTGCTATTGAATGGGAGAGGTGTGTCAGAAATACTCTGGCATGTACATTCAAACCATACCTAGGTGGTGGTTGGACACCCGCTAAGACTGACTGCGAAGGGTATCACCCTCGTGGATGGTCTGCTAACAAGACTGAAGTTTGTATTAAGAATTGCTTCCCTGAGAGAGTCCCTGTTTATGAATCTCAGAATGGTGGAGAATATAATTATCACACTGAAATCTCTGGTCCTGCAGGATATACTCTGACACATGCTGAGCCTGCATTCTGGATATTAAAAGATAAGTTACCTGGCATGGCAGGTGGCACTGGTATTAACGTTGAGTTAATTACTAATGGCGCAGCAGGATTTGGAAACGAAGAGAATAATCCACCAATTAAAAACACTGACCGTCAAGGTAACGGTAATGGAAACTGGATCTTCAATGAAGGTGGTGCTCAATTTTGGTATGATGGTAGAAATCATGGTCTACCTGATGGCAATGCTGTTAGAGGAGACACTGCACAACATACTATTAGATTTGGTAGAGCAGTTATTAACTTTGAAGTTAGACCCATCTATAGAATTCAAGGTGGTGATGTAAAAGATATTGATAGCGAATGGAGAGTAACATCTTGGACAGGCACACTACCTGAGTCTGGTATTGAGATTCCTTTCTCATTCATGCCTAAGCAAAATGGAAAGGATGGGCAGAAACAATTAACTATTAAGGTAATTATCCTTGGACCTGAGAGTAGAGAAAAGGTAGTGCCTCTCTTCAAATATAGAGGTAGTCCACTTGATTATTTCTTGACTACTAATCCTGGTGCTCCTGACACAGAGGGTGCTGGTGAAAGAGGCACTATGAATGCCGCTGGTATGGTCTTCCATAGTGTCCTAGGGTATGTCTTCCAACGTAAGAGTGATGGTATCTCTTTCATACATGATAAAGAGCGTTTGTGGGCACTCCATCGTTTCTATAATCCTTCCACTGCTGACCATAGATATACGATTGATCCTCAGAATAATACTATTCCGCAGAGAGTCTCACGGAGTAGGTTTGCATACCGTATACCTCAGAAGATTACTAATGCTCTGACTATCCGTATGGATGTGGAGAAAGGTAAGGCAGGATATGATAATGCATTTGGTTTCTACCTAGCAGATAGCAGTGGTCCTAAGTGGGGCAAGATTGTTGTGCCTAGTGCTAAGAATGCTGCAGAGGGTGGTGGTAATGAGACTAGCACCATTGTCTTGAGCACGTCTGAGTTGCAGGCATACGCTGGTGGCACCATGGGATTCTTCCTGTTGTCTGATGGTGCTGATCAGAATAGTTTGAGTGTCAATCAGACATTCAACATCCAGTCACACTCCAACGGTCATGGTCCTGGTTTCAGGGGCAGTGGTATTGATACCAAGGAGAATGATTACATCCTCTTCTCAGATAAGAAGTGGAATCCTGAGGATGAGAAAGACTACACCAAGTGGAAGGGTCCTAACAAACAGTTGTGGGAAGACCTTATCGATGGTGATGATGACTATGATGATCTAATTCTCTGGCATACTGTAGAGTTTACTGCTTATCCTGGTTATGTATACGAAGGTATACAGTGCTGGGTGTATGCAGATAACAGACCAGAGCCTGTCATGATGAAGATTGATTTGTCTAACCCATGTGATCCTCAGGCATTTACGAAAAGTTTTAAGGACGTTGTGTTGCAACGTCAAGAGTGTGGTAACTTTACACCGCTTGTGTTTGGTGAGTGGGATGAAAACAATGAGTGTGGTAAATGCACAGGTGATTACACAGTCTCACAAGGACGTGACCAAACTATTACTACGATCACAGGTGGTAACTTTAGAGTTAAATCTTTTGGTGGTATTACTGGTGGTAGCACAGGTGATTGCATTAGATTCAAAATGCGAATGCAGAAGAATGGAAGCACGATATTTTCCTCGCGGTATGATGCTGGATCATGGCCGAGTATTGGGCAAGACCTCTATGATAACGTCATTTCACTCTCTGCTGGAGACAAACTTAGCTTCAGATTGGAGGACATTATTACTGGTCCTCCTACAGGTAGTATCACACCATACGTTGCTCTATGGAATGTAGATACAGGTAAGTTTGAAATGAATTGGGGTCTGCAGTTGACCACAGCAGCAGGTGACACACCACTCAGTCCTAGGATGATGTCAAACCCTGAGTTGCCTAGTATTGCTTCAAACTCTGGAGCAATTCAAGGATTTGATATGCAATTCTATCCATCCTACGGATCTCAGATCAATGCCAAAGCAGATGGTAAACTAAGAGCAGGTAGTTACAGTGGTGATGCATGGCATCAGACTTCTAGAGATAATAAGAAGTCCTCTGGTCCTAAGCAAGCATCTACTAAGGTGTATGAAGGCAGCGCAAGGGTGTCCATGCATGGTTTACTACAGAGTAATCCTGAAGTCTTGGGTGGTGCGGATAGAGATACTTTCAACCCATTGATGCCTAACATTACCAAGGGATATATCGACACAGGTTATCCTGAGGATCCCTCAAGTGAATATCAGAGTGGTGACTTCAAAGGTTATCGCATTCAGGTGCTGGGTGGTGACTACGGTGATCTATTAAGAAGACATCTGATCACACGCTTCGATGAAGTTGGTGGCACATTTGCACAGCGTGGACAGTTTATTGGTAACGCTCCTGTTTGTTTTGCTAGGAAAGAAAAACCATGGTATGAAGTTGCTAACGTCAGGGCAGCAGCGGCATCAACATTTGATGGGTCAACAAATAATCCACAGACATTTGACTTCTTCAATGCAAATACATTCATTCAGGATTATTATCTTGATGGCAGTGAGTTTGCGAATGATGCAGTATATGATCTAGCATCAGCGTCTGCAGTGCAAGCAAAGGTTAGGATTGCGTTTACCTTCTACTCCACCAAGGCAATCCCTAACGAGGAGGGTAAGGCAGAAGGCGGGTCTTCCAACCCTGAGAGGTGGTTGTGTGCCATCACCCTCCTAGAGGTGCTACAGACGGGCATAGGATACTCTGAGGGACAGGAGTTTGATCTCTACTGGCCACCCAAGAGATATAATCCTGGTGAGCAGTCCATTGATGCTGCATACAATGCAATGGAAGACGAAAACACGTCACCATACTACCCAGACATGGAGGGTAACTTCAAACTGCCTCGTAAACTTGCTGCCTTCTACGAGAAGAGTCAGCAGAAGAGAGCAGCGAAAGAAGCATTCTATCAAGAGTCACATAACAAAAACTCACCAGTATGGTATACTAGCTCTGATAGAGACAAACATCGTGTCAAATTCAAACTAATTATCACACAAACAACTTAACTATGGCAGGTTTTGGTAATGCAAAAGAGGGATGGGCGGAGAGATCCATGGAAAAAACATCCCGTGAGTTGAGAGCACTCAGAAAGGTCATCGAAAAATACAAGGACGATCCTAAGGGTCGTAAGAAGATGATGAAGAAGATGCAGAAATACTGGAAGTCTAACCTTTCAGTGGTGCATGGTATGGACAATAAACCTGGCAAGACTCAGGCATTTGGTGGTGGGTTTGTGCCAGTTGGTATGCTAGAAGATTTGGAGGCAGTCCAGAAAGCAATCGCTCCTGCCGAGGACGCTAAACCTCAAGAAGATATTACAAATCCCGAAGAAAATCTAACGACTGGACAAATGTCAGAGATTCGTGATATACTATCTAAGTCCAAAGGAGCAGACCATGATCAACCTTCATCAGAAGTATAACCATTATCTAAACACAGATAAGTTACTCGACTGTGCGGAGGTCCATGAGCGGGTCATCTCTTACGGGTGGACAGATGATGGAAAGGACTTAAACGGATACTATGTGTTGACAGAAACCCATGCCTTATACTATGATCTGTCTGAGCAGTTGATCGAGAAGGTTAAGCGTTGTCCAACTGGCACAAGGGCTTGACACTTCAAGATTTTTCTGTTATAAATAACCATTCGTGACTAAGGTTACGGATTGTTACAAAATCAATACGGGGACAGTCGAATCCCCTAACATCTGTGGGTAAACACTCCACAAGAAAAACAAACGAGGTAAAATACCAATGATCAAAACTGCAATCGCAACTCTCGCTGCCACCGCAGCAATCGTGGCACCGTCTGCTGTAATGGCAGGTCCGTATGTCAACGTCGAAACCAATGCTGGATGGACTGGCGCAGATTACACGGGCGCAAATACAGATTTCCATGTGGGTTACGAGGGTGCTCTTGGAGAGTCCGCTTCATACTACGTCCAAGGTGGCGCTACTCTGGTTTCCCCTGATGGTGGAGAAAGTGATACTGTCCCTTCTGGTAAAGCAGGTCTGGGTGTAAGTGTGACTGATGCACTTGGTGCATACGGCGAAGTTTCCTTCATCGGTAGCGGTGATGACAATATCGACCGTGGATACGGTGCTAAAGCAGGTCTGAAGTATTCCTTCTGATATATAACTTAGACGGAATCTGATGCTCCGCTGATGGGTCCTTCGGGACCCTTTTTTATTCACCTCACGCATATTACGATGGCAAAACCTGGAAACACAGCGATTTACACGAGACCTGGATGCCCTTTCTGCACAAAGATTAAGGAAGTCTATAGAATGAAGGGATACCCCTTTGCAGAATTCACATTAAATGTTAACTTTACAAGGGAGCAATTCTATCAAGAGTTTGGTCCTGGTGCTACCTTCCCTCAAGTCTTGATCAATGGACGGAAGATGGGTGGTTGCACCGAAACTGTCAAATACCTCAGGGAAAACAACTTACTGTGAAGACAAAAGACACCAGTGAAATCTACCAACTCGTTGAGAGAGCACTCGATGAAGCGGTGCTCAACGGTAGATTCTTATTCAAAATGTATACCTACCTCAAGGCAGGCAAATGGACGCGAAGAGAGACTAATGAATTCATTGAGTCATCCACAGCGGCACAAGTTAGTAACGCAGTTGAGGAATTAAACGGTTACATTAAAGGGGGTGACAAGCAACTACGCGAAGCGTATGGGCACATCCCTAAACCAAAAGCAAGAAAGATTCGTGACTATCTTTATGGTATTCTTGAGGACGCTTGGACATATCATGCAGAGAGAAAACCAGGAAGGAAGAAAAGTGCTAAATAATTTACAAGACATATAGGAGGCGACATGGCTGATCTTTCTTTTCTCTACATCGCTTTCTTCCTGACCCTAGGATCCTTCATCTTAGGGTTTGTTGCGTCTTGGAATCTGAAAGCTGTTTACGACGAGTGGAAAGAGCGAGCAGAGTATGCTGCTGTTGTTATGCACCCTGAGATGCAGGGTGCTGATGGCATGGCAGACCCCGCTGATCTTCTTTACTTGCGTTTCACAGAAGAAGATGATATTATGGAAGACGATGAGTGAATGTAAACCTATTTCTTAAACTATGAAACTGATGATTTCTGAAGTGCTTCAGAAAGCACATAATGCTAAGACTAAAGCAGCAAAGATCAAGATCTTGCAAGAAAACAATACCCAAACACTGAGGTCTGTCTTCATCATCAACTTTGATGAAACTGTTGTCCCTCGTGTGCCTCTAGGAGAAGATGTCCCTTACCGTCCTAACGAAGCACCTAAAGGCACCGAGCATACCTTGCTTGAGAAAGAAGGCAAGAAACTCTACCGCTTCTTTAAGGGAGGAGATGATACTCTCCCCACCATGAAGATTGAAAGCATGTTTATTCAGATGCTTGAAGGACTGCATGAGAGTGAAGCAGAAGTCCTTATCAAAGCAGTAAACAAAACCCTGCATAAGAAGTATCGTATTACTCAAGCCGTGGTGAAGGAAGCTTTTCCTGGTATTGAGTGGGGCGGACGGTCGTGAGTAAAATTAAAACCATCCAAACAAATTGTCCTGTAACAGCGGCAGATGATAGATCTCTACCCTACACTGCCTACATTGTCTGCTATCTCGTTGATGGCGAAGAGCACTACGATATTGTTAGTAGCTCTAAGAATGTAGATATATTTGACCACTACTGGGACAAGTATAAGAAAGATTTTAAGTGGTATAAGCAGACAGAAGGCAGAATTTCACCTAAACTATGGCAAGATCCAAATTCACCAAGTCCAAAGAAAGGAAAATGAATAAAGATCAAGTGTATTTTGATCCACGACGTGCTGGTGAGCAGCAAGTTGAAGACATCAAAGCAGCAGTCGATGCTGCTATGAAAAAAGATGAGGAAGAGCAAGAGAAAATCAATAACATTGAGACAGGTAAAGCAATCGTAGCAGGACTTGGCACTCTCTTGATCTCTCCATTGGTCCTTATGTTTGTATGGAATCTTTGTATTCCTGCACTCTTTGGACTTCCTGTGCTAACCTACTGGTCAGGTATGGGACTAATTATTATTTCTCGCCTACTTTTCCAAAAGTATGACTAATTATTCTGATCCGATCCAGCATTCTTCTAAGGTTTGCTTGGTATCTGTGACTCCCGATGCCGAAAAGCATATGGGATATGTTGCTCGTGTAAGCAACCCAAAAAATCAAAACAACCCTGAGGTTGCTGGTCTATTACGTTATTGTATTAAGCATGGACACTGGTCTGTGTTTGAGCAAGCACACATGACTCTTGAAATCAATACTACAAGAGGACTGGCAGCTCAAATTTTGAGGCACCGTAGTTTTACATATCAAGAGTTCTCTCAACGCTATGCAGATACAAATCTGTTGAGTGAAACTATTGAGGTGCCTGACTTGCGTCTACAAGACACAAAGAATCGTCAGAATAGTATCGACGGTGTGTCACAAGACCAGAAAGCTTTTCTCCAAGGTCGCATCCATCAATACTTTCTTGAGGGGATGGATCTTTATAATGAATTGCTCCGTGAGGGAGTGGCAAAAGAATGTGCAAGGTTTGTGCTTCCTCTTGCTGCACCCACTCGTATTTTTATGACAGGATCTGTGCGCTCTTGGATTCATTACATTGAATTGCGCTGTGCTAATGGCACACAGAAGGAGCACATGGACATTGCTGAGTTGTGTAAACAACACTTTGCATGTCAGTTTCCTACTGTTGCTAAGGCACTTGACTGGTGTCCTGACACAGATGAATGCGGATGTCCCGAAGGTTGGGACGACTTACAACCCTGCTTGAGAATAGACTGATGCCTACATACAATGTAAAGAATCTCCAAACTGGAGAGAAAAAAGAATTGCGAATGTCAATGGTTGAATACAGCCAATGGCGTGAAGATAACCCCGACTGGGATAAGGACTGGCAGGCAGGAGTGCCTGGCACCACCTACGGTGAGCCTAAACAGTCGGACGGCTTCAAAGAAGTAATGTCCAAAATACAGGAGAAACATCCTAGGGCAAACTTGTCCCGTTACACCTAAACCAACACTCTATGCCTACATCTGTAAAGTCCAAGACCCGTCCTCTTCCAAAGTCCAAGAGTCAACGTCGCTCTATGAAATTGGAGACCATGACAGCAAAGCAAATGAGAAGAAAGAAACCTATCAATCTTGAGCACCTAAAGGATATCAATCCGCTCACTGACAATCAAGAAACTATCTTTAACTCCTACGCTGAGGGAAAGAATCTTGTATTGCATGGTGCTGCTGGCACGGGTAAGACATTCATCAGTCTTTACCTTGCACTGCGTGAGGTCTTAGATCCACAGACTCCATATGATAAGGTATATATGGTCCGCTCACTGGTCCCTACTAGAGAGATTGGATTCTTGCCTGGTGATCATGAGGATAAGAGTAATCTTTATCAGATTCCTTACAAGAATATGGTAAAGTATATGTTTGAGATGCCAGATGACAATGCTTTTGAAGCGTTGTATGATAACCTTAGAGCACAGGAGACTGTCTCTTTCTGGTCCACCTCATTCATTCGTGGCGTGACACTTGACAGGTGTATTATAATTGTAGATGAGTTTAGCAATCTCAACTTCCATGAGCTTGATTCTATTATCACTCGTGTTGGTGAAGATTCTAAGATCATCTTCTCTGGTGACTATACCCAGTCTGATCTTGTGAAGAGCAACGAGCGCAATGGTGTGCTTGACTTCATGAAGATCCTACAGTCCATGCCATCCTTCGACTGTGTTGAGTTTGGTATCGAAGACATCGTTAGATCTGGTTTAGTGAAAGAGTATCTTGTATCTAAAATTAACATGGGAATGTGAATGACTTTTAATTATGTGGGTCCTGCCGCTCCTCTTACAGAGTTGGAGAGCAGGACTCTTCCTCACGGAAGGTTTTATAAGACCGATGATGGTTGGATGCCTAGCGTCACTACTGTTGTCGGTCATAATACTAAGGCGGGTATACTTGCATGGGAGAAGAGAGTAGGTTATACTGAAGCAGAGCGAGTCCGCCGTGCTGCATCGTGGCGTGGCACTCAATACCACAACATCGTCGAGCACTATCTAAACAATGAATTGGAAAAAGTTAAAGAGAGCAAGGGTCTTCCCCAGTACCTTTTCAGGGCTGCTCGTGAGACTCTTGATCGTATTTCTAACATTCACTGTATTGAAGCCCCTCTTTTTTCTCTTAAGTTGGGCGTTGCTGGCAGGGTTGATTGTATTGCTGAGTTTGATAATTCCCTAGCAATTATTGACTTTAAGACCACGACTCGCCTTAAGAGTGACAAAATGCTTGAGAAGTATTTCGTCCAAGAGGCAGCATACGCTTACATGTATTACGAAATGACTGGTATCGAAGTAGACAAACTTGTCACCCTTTCAGTATCTGAGAAGGGAGAGATACAAGTTGCTGAAAAGTATGATAAAATACCCTATATGGACACACTAATCAAGTGGATCCATGAATACCGCTACTATGTGGAGGGTATGAAATGAAAGAAATTGAAGAAAAATTTATGACACAAGGTAAATTTACCTCACTTGTGGAGTCACGAGTTAAAGACAGTCAAGGTCTCATTAACTACATAGAAGCAGTCACATCTATCTGTGAAGAGTTTGAGATCGAAGTTGAAACCGTGAGTAAACTAATCTCTAAACCCTTGAAGGATAAGATCAAGTGGGACGCACAACAATTAAACTACATTAAAAGGACGAGCAGAGGAATCCTGCCATTATGACTGACGATTTTTTCAAGAGCGACGTAGTAAGAGATGAAGTAGAAGAGATTCAAGAGTGCTATACAGAGCTCCTGAAGATGTCTGCTGGTCTGAAAGACTTTGATCCAGAGCAACGTCTGGAGCATGTCGAGAAAACTCTAGAGTTAATTGCTAAACAAAAAG